GGAAAGATTTATTTCTTTTCTTTCTTTGTTCCCACTCTTTTGCTTCACCACGTAGGTTAATTCATGTCTGAATTGATTATGAAGGCTACCTAAAAATGAACACCGTAAGGCAAGTTTACAGCATATAAATAATAAGCTAATACTGTGCAGATACGGTCAGATGATATTTTCCTTTGCCAGTCCTCTCGTGAGAAAGGATGGTTTTCAATAAGGTAATCATTTGTTACGCTCGTTTTCACAAACGTAAGTTTTCTCGGAATGGTTAGTTCAGAGAACCGCGATGAGATCTTAGGATTCGTCCTAGATTCATTTATAGACTCTTTGACCTTAGTATCGATATCTGATGCCGTGCACCATCTACCGTCCCTTAGGGAAAAGACCGGCACATCTCGAGTACGAGCCGAAAGGTTACCTTTCAAGTATTGATAAGGTGAACGTGTAAGCACTCGACCATTTTTAGAGATGAACTTGCGTTCATCAATTCCCCTGATTCGCTCAGGAGCTACAGTGTAGATAACCGAAGTTAGAGCTACATCCAAATGCGTTGTACCTTTGGTATAATCCACAGGCAAATCACATTGTTCATCGAACTTCCCAGCTATCATTTTCGAACCAAATTTGGTTTTGTAAAAAGAGTTGAGAATGCTGACATAGTACTTGGTGAGGTTTTTAAAGCCTTTTTTCCAAGCCTCTTTCGAGTGCTCATACAATTCTTTGAATGCATTCGCAGAGTCAGAAATTCGAAGGACACCGGGAGTCTCCACATTAACCTTAGCATTCGTCAACTTAAGACGAATAGGAGTAACACAGAAACCCTTGTAGTAGTCACCGCCACAGGATTCTCTAAAGTTTCCTTTGACGAATGACTTGTTCTTATTAACCTTCAAGCCAATATTGGCCAGGCCGATGTATGCTGCTGGAGCCCATTCACTGGGAACACAGATATCATCACCATAAACAAAAACATTCTTGCGAATGTCTTCGTATCTCAGGTTAGGACAAGTGTTTTTGACTACGCGACAAATTGCGAGACTTATTAGAAGCGACATGGTAGGAAACGTTAAACCGCTCCCCATACCAGCCAGCTTGTTCAGCTGACGCATTTCACCATTCACTTTTACGTGAGTAGCCCTGCGGCTACCAGTGACAAAAAAGTACAACCGAGAATTTCGGAATACTGTTTTAACAACTGAAATGCTTACTCTGTCTGAGGCATCCCGTAAATCAAGGGTGCTGAAGCTTTTGGATACCGATGATTCTTCGGCGATCTTGCGGTTTACAAGCTGATCAGTAAAGTTTATTGCTCCTTCGGAGTAACGATTTAACTCGTCACACATGAAATCGAAGTAAGCCATTTGCGTCTCAACCCTTACAAGGTGTTCCCTGCAGATGGTTCGAGGCCCCCGTGAATCTTTGGGGACGAGGAGAAGTTCCGAGAAGGAAGGCTCGTGTACGCTCTTTAAGGCGACATTCTTGCATCCTTCATATGGCTTGAAGAAACCTTTGTAGGCTTCAACGTCGAACGGGTACATTCCGTCTCGATCCTTCGACTGTCTATATAGATAGTACATGTCGTCGGATCCAACAAAAGTCCCATTAGTAGGCCTAGGCCTAAACTTCCTAAAGATATCACCAACTTCAGTACCACAAGTTTGTGGCCAGTAAGTTTCGAAATCTTTACGCAGCTGGTTTGCGAATTCCAGCACTTCGGGATCTCTCCCAATTTCCAGTAACTCTTCTTCGTTCTGAAGAAAGTTCTCAATAGCTTCATTTTCCTGTCTCCGTTCATATGGGATAGCGAGCTTATAGGAATACTCACAAAGTTGAACTATGATGCCGACGTCGACACCATTGGAATCAGGTAGAAGCTTGCCCGTCCATTTGTCAAAGATCCGATTAAGAAGCTCTGAACAGAATTTCAGGGTGGAAAAACTGAACTTAAAGGAAGTCAAATTAGATCTGTCAAAATAGCCACTTTCGAGTGACTGAATAACAGCTTTTGAGATTTTCGGCAGTTCTTTCGTCAGAAACGTAATACCTTCAGAGGCAAGCCTCTTAAGCACGTAAAGACGATCGTTTTGAGGGATATCTAGGTCGCACATTAGTGCGTCCATCTGATTCCTTAAAGAAATATCCATGGCTAGTTCTCACCTTGATGGTTTGAGCCAGCCTATTCCCTAGTTTTCGCCGAGTAACATCCGGCGAATTCGGTCCGCAGTTAATGAACCAGCAGCTCTGTTGACAACAGCCAGTACTTCGGTTTCTGTAAAAGAACCAGAAGTGGGCATGTTGATGGAGATGTTCAACACTAACTCCTCGGTTACCGGAACGGTAGACCCAGGAGGGGTGAACGACTGATGTTCAAGCGCGGTTACGCCGATCGATGCACGTTTCGCCTTAGTATTTTTAGAAGCAGCTGAAAAACGAAGTTCATTCGTTAAGCTACTAATAGAAGTACCCGACTTAGGGTAAACCCCAGGTCGTGCAGGCTCAAATGTCTCCGATCCGACAGTAATAGTGCCAAAAGGCATATTCGTAATCCCCGTGTGGTTTAGTTTTATCGCATCTTCTTCTTGTATGTATGAGGTGAGAAGATCTTTTTACCTCGATTATAGAAGGCTTCGCTCAAATAAGCTAAGTCGAATGCTTGCTCCCATGTAGGCGTTTTAAGGGCCTCAATGGTCTTAGATATTCGCTTCTCATGGAGAGCTACGCCATTCAATTGGCTGCGATAGACATACTCTACCTCACCTAGTGGACTCAAAATCGCATAGTCGGGACGAATCTCAACTAGCGTTTCTTTACACTTGGCTTTAACCGTTCGCCAACCAGTAAAGTTGGCAGACTTGACCCACCCTTTTGAGGGAGTCATTGCTTTCAGTGTATCGCCGATAGGCAAAATATAATCAACGGCAAATGATAGAGGAACCAAGTCCCATAGCAATTTAGGTGATGGGTGAAAGCCCATGTAATCATAAAAAGCTAGGATATTGTTTTCATATGTGATCTGCCCTGAATACTTTACTTCGACGTCCCAGGTATGAGATACTTTTCCGAATGCTGAACTGATTAGCGGAGTCTTCACTGAGAATTTATCTTTTGTGACATACTTCGCTGTTCTGGTTCCGTTATCGTTAAGTACTGAGTTTTTAACTGCATTAGCGGCATCGTTGACCGCTAGGATATCAGAAACCAATGGCATCCAGCCCCACTTGACACCGCCATACGATGGTTTTGTAACTACGCTTTTACCAAGCATAGCTAAAGTATCATCGAATTCAGCCAGATTTGTAAGTAGGTCCGCTTCGTTAGAAGTAGGAAGCTTACTAGGCTTTAAACGGTTAAGATAAGGGGAAACCCATGACCAAGTGGACATCGGGTCTAGAGCCGTACCAGTGACATTTTCATACGTCGCTAAGTGAATTAAATCCTTAGTAAGTTGAATATGAGAAACTGGTTGATATTTAATCCGAGAGAGGTTACAGGGCCTTTTCGTATTATCTGAAAGAAGGTCGCAATAAACAGTCTTGTCGACTGATTTATAGTAGCTTACGTAGCTACCAGCTTGCTTCCGAAACAGTTCATATCGAAAAGAAACTGGATCCTTTTGTCTTGTACGAGCACCCATATCGCGCTACACTGCGTGGTATTCGTGATTGTATACAGCCCAAACTGTAGGTTAATTTAAGCACTAGAGATTGTCTTTTGGGAGACTTTTTGCTCTGATGCTAAAAAAAGTAGATAGGGAGTCTAAGCCCCTACCCATCCGAAAATTAACGGAGTGGGACACGCACCGAAGAGTACACAAAATGTAACCGGTAAGTAGCGCCATCGCACTTAGATACGATTGAAGCCCC